AAGGTTAATTTATGCTTTTGAGAATGTGCGTCAATTGACATTGTTTGCTTTCGTTTTTTCCATTGCTTTTCATTTTCTATTTTAGTCCATACCAATACACATTCAGATTTAAAACAATACTTCTGTAAAGAATTATAGGGAGCGAATAACTCCCTACAATTTTTGCACTTCTTACCTTTTGACCTTATCATAATAATCAAAATTTATATCGTAATTCTTTTCGAGTAACATCTGATCTAACATGAAAATGATTTCATCTAATTGCTCTGCATCTATTAATGTGTAAGATTTAAAATTGTATTTAGTTTTGATATGCCAGTTAATATCCAAGGCATCTACTTCGTATATTTCAGATACTTTTGGGATTAAAACGCCTTTAATAAATTTGATTCTTTTTTTCATATTTCAATAAATTTAAATATATGCTCAATTACTGGTAATGTCCAACCATCACCTAATAAACTTCCTGCTTTTGATTTAGATAAAATACTTGTATATTCATCAGGAAAACCTTGCAAACGTTCCATTTCAATTTGATTAACTGTTCGTACTATTCCATCTTTATAAGAATAAAGGTTGTTGTTTGATTCCATTAAACAAGGGCTTTTTCCTTTTGTCACTCTACCTCGTCTTGTTGTGCTTGTAGGAAAACTTAAATCTAAACAATCATTTTCAGTAACTACATCATAACCTTTATTAGTATTTGTTTTAACTATTAGCTCGTTGTTTTCGTAAATCAACAAAGTTCCAAATTTTTCACGACTAATAAGGTAATGTTGTGCCTCTTTAGAATTTTCATCCTTATAACAAAATGAATTATATAAACCTGCCAAAAGGCATTTACTTTTATCTCTATTTACATAACCACTTGTCAATATATCCTTAAACATTATACCTCTATCTTTAGGCTGTGGTATATCTGTAACTAAATCTCCAAACATTCCATCTTGTTTAGTTCTTATGTTACTCCAATAATATCTGTCACGTAATTGGGCGGTAACTAATTTTGAATTGATACGAACAGGGTAAACACCTAATGCTCTGCTCATAACACCAACATCTAATTTACTCGCTGAACCTACGTTTTCCTGTAGAAATAACACATTTGGATTAAGTGATTTACAATGGTTCAAAATATCAACAAATGTAAAAAACAAAGAAGATTTCTTTCCGTGAATACCTGCTCGTTTACCCGCTGCTGAAAGGTCTTGGCAAGGTGACCCACTTAATATTAAATCAATGCTTTTCCAGTCAATATCCCAATCTTTCCATTTGGTTACATCTCCTACCTGTATAGTGTCAGGAAAATGATATTGTGTCAATTCTATTGCATAAGGTTTAATCTCGCTTGAATAATACTTATTTACTTTTATTCCTACGTTTTCTAAGGCTTGCCTTCCTGTATTCATTCCGTTGAATAGTGATACTACATTCATACTTTTGCTTTTTAATCTTTTTTACTAAATTCTTTTAATGCTTCATTATATCCTACTTCCAAACCTTTGTTGTAGGCTCTCTTTACATCTTCACTTACTTCTAATAATTTATGTTTAAGTAAATTGTTTTCAAATTGCAAGTAAGATAAATACTCTTTATCTGTCATTTTTTCTTTAAAAGGGTGCATCAAATTCTGTATTAGGTTTTAAAAATATTATTTCTTCTTGTTTAGGTTCGTGAACTCTATTTAATATCCAGTCAATGTCATCAAAAGGACTTTTGCCACCAATATAATATCTATTCGTTTTTCGTTGAAAGTTAATATTAATTATATCCTGTGGTATTCCTGTTAACTTTTGTTTCTTTATCTTTTGACTTCCAAAAACTACTTCCGTATCACTAAAATCTAATGCTTTATTAGGACGCCAAACAAAATTAACATTATCTGCTTTATCTGCAAATGTGCCACCTCCTTTAATTCTATTTAAATCAGGCTTCAAATATCTTCCGTTAGTATCTTTTAAAGCTGTATTTTGGTGCGCTACTAAATGAACACCTATATCATTTGCTACTGCAAAACGTTTTAATTCACTCATAAAACGAGATATATATAAATCTTCTCTTTCACCGTGCTTCATTTTGTGTTCAATAGTGTTATAAGGATCTAAAATTAAATGTCTAATTCCTTTTCTTCTAATTAAATATTTTGCACGTTCTAAAATCGTTTCAAACTCAAAATCTTTAGGAGGATAAATCATAAAAAAATGCTTTGATAAAAAATCAATTGAATTTAAATACTCAGTTTCACCCATTTGATTGTGTTTGTAGTGCGGATCTGTTGACTTGCCAACAAAAGTTTCTATTAAATCGTCAAAGAAATCACCGATAGGAATATTCTCTGGACTAAAAAACGCAAATGTTTCGTTGTCGTGAAAGGCTCTAAGTAAACATAAACTTTGTAAAAATAAAGATTTACCTTCATTTTGGTAACCAGTCCATATAGTAACTTCACCTGTTCGCCACGTCCACGCAATATCAATATCCTTCCAGTGTGTTGTTTGACCACGTTTTTTACCATTACGAAAACTATCTAACATTGTCATCTTTTCGTCTTGAGCGGTGAACACTCCATCTAAAGGCACTTCTTTTGCTATTTTAAGCAACTCTGCGAGCTTTAATTTATTATACTTAATCAAGTATTCATTTGCGTCTTTACAGTCGTTAAAATCGATTAAAAAACATTTCTCTGCTCCGAACCTACGAATTAATTCATCTCTCAATCTTCTGCCATTTGCATCGTTGTCGGTTGCTATGTATATTTTTTCAGTGTTTTCGAATAATTCATAACAGTTTGTAATGCATTCTAATTTCTTATCTACGTTAGTGTCGTTTTCGTTTGGTGCGCCTTGATTAACTGATGTTACGTTTGTGTATCCAGCCTCTTCAAATGCTAAACAATCAAATTCACCCTCGCAAATAATAATCTCTTTTTGATTTACACAACGATCATAATTATACATTATAGGCTCAGCATCTTTTCCCTGTCTGAAATCTTTTTTATCAATAAATCTTTGTTTGTAGTTTATTAATTCACCATTTCGGATATAAGGGAATATAACACTTTGACCATCTTTGGACATTACAATCTTATTATCCATTACTACACTTTGAGATATTCCACGTTGTGTAAATAATTCAAGTGCTTTATCTGATAACTTTGTAAAGTTTTGTTTTGTTGGTTTAATATAAGTCATTTGTTTTAATTCTCTTTTTTTAACATTCCCTTTAAAGCCACATTTATGACAATTGTATAGACCACTTTCAAGGTTTATTGATAGGCAAGTGTCTTTTATGTTTGTTTTGCCTATTCTAACACAATTTGGACACGTTACCTTTTGCTCTACTGAATTACCTTTTGGGGTTATTCCTATTTCTAAAAATTCATTCACCATAATTATTTAGTTAAATCGTAATAAGAAATACCTTTACTTTCTTTTGTTAAAATTGTTTCACTTGAATTTATATACTTTTCTAAATTGTCTATTCTTAAAAAATGAGTAGGACTTAAATTATTACTTTCAATCACCCATTTATTGTTATACATAACTTTAAAAGCATTATCTAAATCATTTTTGGAATAATTAATTTCTAAAACTTTTTTAAAATTCTTTTCGGTAGTACCACTCAAAGTTTTAAATTTTCCTATTGTGCCAGTGTGAAATAAAATTCTTTCATTAAACCATTTCAAAAAAAGTTCTTTCCTTTCATCAAAAGATATTGTTTTTTGTTTATTTGTTTCATTGTTTATTTGTTTAATTATGGTGTCAGGTGTTTCGTCAAGTGCTTTATCAGTTGCTTTGATAGTTGCTTTGTCAAGTGCTTTATCAGTTGCTTTGTCATTTTTTGATAGGGCAATTACTTTTGATTTATGTTGATTTTTACTTTCTGCTACAATCTTAACAAAGCCAAATTCAACTATATCAGATAAAGTTTTTTTATAGGTATTATAAGAACCTATACCCAAAGCCTCCATAGTTATAGTGGTAGGTAGTCCAAATTCATTTTTTTGCCCTAATCTATTCCATAAATCTATTAAATAACAATAGAAGTCTGAATGAATAGCCTTTACCTTACTTGGATTGTCAAATTTATAATTATACCAATCCCTTATTAAATTATAACCATTCATATTAAAATGGATTTCCATAATCAATCTTTCTACTTTTAGCCCAAATTAAACAATCCTTTTTACTTGAATTTTTAATTTTATCTTCTAAAAGTGAATACACATCTAATCTCCCAAGTAAAATCTTATATAATTCACTCGCTAATTCTTTTGGTAATTCAAATTGTTCAATTGCTAAAACAATGTAAGTAGATGGTAATTCTCTTAATTTTACTCCCTTGTATTTACCAAAAGGGAAAACTTCATAATACATAATATATAATTTTTTTTAACACAAAAAGCTAACTTCAAAGGTGCGTAGGAAAACCTTATCAGTTAGCTTTTGTATTCGTTTTTTAATAAATTTTTTTCGGAGTTTCCTACGCTTCGATACACAAATATAACTATTATTTTTTAATCACAAAGTTTTTTTATCTTTTTTCATAAATACGTTTCAAAACGTTTTTACTATTTTCATAAAAGCGGGAATTTCCGTATTTACCAAAACAAAAAAACCACCCATTATTTTTGAGTGGCTTTAAATTATTTTTTAATTAGAACTATTTATTTACACAAATTTCACTTCCAACGTGAGCATTTACCCAGTCACCCGGATAAAGTACTATCGTTTCTATTGATCCGTTACGCTTTCTAATTGTTATAGAATTATCGTGTACGTTATCGTCAATAATTAAACCACAAGTTTGGTTTTGTTTCTCACAACTTAATAACGTTAAAGTTGTCGCTAATACTAATACTTTTTTCATTTTATTTTTATTTATTGGTTATACATATATTTTTAAATTTTCGATACAGTTATTAAAGCAATTACCATCTATTCTAATTACTTTTTTAATATCACCATAAAAAGCTCGAGCCACTGCATAAGCTAAACCTAACTGCTTTATTTTACCATTTTCGTAAATCGAAAATACTACTTTGCGATTATGTTTAAATGGTACTATCAATCTGTTTTTTTTATCATTTCGAACTCTTCCTTTGTTTGATATTGAATAGTTATCCGCGATTTTTTTCCATATTTCATTTTTTAGATTAGATAACACTTCTATTGTATCTGTGTGTATATATCCAATACTATCAAGATAGTTGTTTAAATCACATTCTTTTATTGTTTCTCGACCTTTCTCCCAGGTGAAAACGTGTTGTTTTGTTCCTGGATAGTAAATATAATCTACTAATAAACCTTTTTTATATATTTTACCTCTTTCCATTATTTGTTAAATAAATTGCTTTTTCAATTTCTGAAAGATCTTCATAATTACATTGAAAACCTTCTAACATTTCTTCTTCTGTAAAGTAAGCTTCATTTTTATGACCGAAATAAATCTTTTTCTTATCAATCTCTTTTTGTCTTTCTCTTTCAAGTTGTAATTTACTTTCACGTGAGTAATACTCTTTTAATCTATTTTGGCGCTTTAGTATTATGTGGTTAATTACAATACTTTCTTCAGAACCAAATTCGATGCTTTTAAGAATCTTTCTAAGTGAGTCGACTGTATATCTAATATACTTTTTTCTAATCTCGTTTTTTTCGTCAATTATCATAATATAAAGGTTTTAATGTGCGTTACAGTCGCACCCCTGTTTTATATTAAATTAATTTACTTAGTTGCTCTCCAAAACTTATCATTTCTGAGTAGTTCCATCCTGTTTGTTCTATTTCTTTTTTTTCAGTTTCAAAGTCAAACATTTCGTTAAATTCTTTACTGTCTAATAATTCGTTTAAGTTTTCCATTTTGTTTTGCTTTTTAATTATAGAACAAATATAAAGGTTTAATTTTAATTAACAACAATTATCAACAAAAAATAATAAAAAAATTATTTTAAATTGTTTTTGATCCATTTTTCTAAACCAAAGGTAGTATCTAATATTGCTGTTGCTCTTTGAGTTAAAGAGTCTATACAATCTCTAATCTCGTTTACATTTTCACTAACATAATAGCCGTTTTTAGTGCTTAAAACTGGCAAAATTGCATTAACTCGATAGTAGTTTATTATTCGTCTTAATCTAACTTCTGAAAGCTTAAAATCTAAATCCATTTTTTCATTAACTAATCTACATATTTCACTCGCTAAAATTGGATTGTTTGAATTTCGCTTCTTGAAAGCTGGTATTAGTTGGTGAGCTAACTGAATTTCAGCTTCAGTCATCTTCGATGTGTGCTGTTCAAATCCTTTTACCATAATTTTCAAGTGTTAAAAGTGAATTAACTAAATTAATATTTAAATCTTCATTGATTGTACAAGTTCCTTTTCCGAAATTTAGCACCAAATCAAACTTCTCTTTCAATTGTGGGTTAAAACCATCGAACGCATCAAGCATTGAATGTTCAGCATACACCACTGTTGAATGATGTCTATTGAACATTTCACCAACTTGTGTTTGCGTAAGCCCTGCTAACCTCATCCATACCATTCCAACACTTCGCCACGTAGCTACTGAGTGCAATTTAGTCTTTCCAAACAAATCATTTAAAGGAATAGGGCAAACTTCAAAGAAAGAATTTTGATTTATAACGTAACTATGAACGTGATTGTGTAATTGATCTATTATCATAACTTTGGTTTATATTCGTTTTTTACTTCTTTGCTTTCTAACGCTCTTTTTTTAGCGTTGTATCTAAATATACCTTTCGCAGTTATAAATGTCGTTAAAACGATTAAAACGGCTATTTCTAAGGGAATTTCCATGATTTTAAGTATTAAAAGTTAAAGGGTCTATTTTCGCAGTTACATTTTTCTATTTCTTCGCGTTCGATTGTATCCACTCCGTAAACTTCTGAACGTGTATAACCGTTATCATAACAATCTGGACACTGGTTGTATTCGGTAAAATTTGTGAAATAGTATAAGTCAGAAATATAACCTACAAATTCATCGTTTTCGTTGAATATTTCACCGTCTTCCGATACTAACAAACACTGAGTATCGTTTAGGTAATCAATGCAAATCTCATCTTTGTAACCGTGGAAATTCACTTCGATTTCGTTAAAGTGATCTGGTAAAAAATTGAACACTTTTCTAAATATTTTTTCTACTACTGCCATAATTTAAAGTTTTAAAGGGTATTTCTACCCTGTTATCTAACTACTGAATATTCATCTGTTTTTAAATATTGTTTCCAATCGTTTGTTGTCCAATAATACGCACTTTCAAACTCTTGTTTTGACATTCTAAACGTTCTATATTTAATGAATGTTTTTCCATTACTATCACACTCTCTAATAGTGTAAGTTCTTGCTGATTTGTTTGCTGTTGTTTTAATTGTTGCTTTCATAATTTCTTTTTTTAAATCGTTATCTATAGAACAAATATAATAACTTAATTTGAGTTATCAACAAAAAATAATAAAAAAATTATAAAATATTTTAAGAGATAAAAAAAGCGTAACTTAATACGCTAATTATTAATTATTTATCTGAAAGTGCATCCAGTCAAAATTCTTTTCTTTACCTAACGAAATAAAACCATGTTTGTAAAATATATCAATCATAGGCTTATATTCTAATCGTGCAAATCTTGCTGTCTTTGAAGTTTCTTTAAGTAAATTCCTTGCAGGATCAAGATCGAGTGCTACTCCCCATGAGTGAGTTGACCAGTCAGAACCGCCACGCATTTTTCTAAAGTTAAAACAACCACCGAAAAGGTCAATACCTAACTCAACTATCTTCTCATATCCGTAATGCTTTAAAAGGTCGTTAAACACCGCTAAAAACTTATCTGAAACGAGTTTATGACAACTCATACGAGTAACTTTGGTATCTAAATCCCACGCTAAACGCATTGGATAAGGTAAATTAATGGTAACTAAATAACCAGCTCCTGTTATGTTAGGCTTACCATACTTTTCTATTAGTTGTTTAGTCGTTAGCATCTTCTACTGTTAATTGAGATAAAACACCTATTACACTTCCAGCAGTTATTAGATAACCACCTACTACACTTAAGCCAATTGGCGGTGCAATTAATATAGCTCCTAAACCACCGATTGTAATTCCTATTCTTTGAATGCGTTTCCAAAAGTTTGGAGTTGGGGCTTTAAATCTTTCTATTATATTCATAACTATTTATTTATTGATTAAGTATATTTCCTATTTCGTCTGTTTGATTCTTAAATTCATGGTAATTAAAATCCTCACTTAGACTATCTTTTACAAAGTCTAATCCTATATAAGCAGTAAATTTACCATCTTTAAAAACAGGACACGCCACTAAACTTTTTATTCCTTGCTCATGTAGTGCTATTCGAGTGGCATTCTCTTTGATATCATTAATATCACTATAGCACATTTTATTTAGCATTATTTCTTGTAAAAATCTTGGAAATAAAGAAGTCGGTAAATTCTGCAATTGCATAGCCTCGCTACTAATACCCCTGTTACATACTTCATACGCCAAACTTTGATGATTTTTATGAGTGCCATCATAGTACATAATTCCGTTGTGAAATCTGAAGATGTAGCCACGATCAGCTTTATACCTTAACATCAAATCATTTAACATTTGGTGTATTAAAATACTATTTTTTATGTCATGCTTAATCTCATCCTTCTTTACTTTACTTTCAACAACCTCTGTTATTAGCGACTTGTAATAAAACAAAATAAAGCTAACAAAAAGAAGTATTAAAAGGATTGTTTTCGCTTTTCTCAGTTGCTCTATGATGTCTCTCAAGTTGTTCATATCATTTCAACTATTATAGGATTATAATCAATCTCTGGAAGTATTAATAGCCAACTATCACAACCTATTGTTAATGCCTGTGCTAAAGTACATCCGTTTACTTCTTCATTTGAGATAAACCATTTATTATTGGCGTCTAACTGGGGATTAAAAATCTGTCCATTAAATCCCCATACTTGACCTACTAAAACATTTTTTTGTTCTAATGTTAATTCTCTTACTTTCATAATTTAAAAAGGATAATATTTAGTTTGTAAATCTGTTAATTCTGTATACGTTAATTTTCTATTTAGTTTATACAACTCATCTATTATACCATTATAATACCAATAAGAAGTAGCTAAACTTTCTTTAACGTTACCTATTGTTGGGTAATGAGTAGTTGTATATTGAGGGTTGATTGTACTTGTGTTTGAAGCTACTAAAATATTGTTAACATAAATTTTAGACCCTATACCCCACTCTCTTTCAACATAGATATGATTGTATTGAGAAGTCCAACCACTCGCATTAGTATAAATTAGGTTTACAATATTAGAAGGTGTTAAAATCTGATAATACAAATCATTACCTCTTAATGAAATGCTATACCCATAATTAGAACCAGTATATCTATAATTTGAAACAAGTCCGTAATTACCTGAAGCATTTGCTTTAACCCACATACTAAATGAGTGTGTAGAAGTGTAGTTTAACGAGTTGTCAGCTAAGGTAATTATACCATTTGAACCATTAAAAGAAGCGCCTAAATTGTTTTTTCCTGAAATATAAGTAACACCACCTAATGCAATTCCATTACTACCACCTATTAAGTCGTTTGCGTTATTTTCAAAAGTCCAAGCATTATTCATTCCATTCAATAATGACGAACTTCCACCACTCGATAATATTCCTGTTCTTGCTATCCACATATGTTATGCTGTTAAATCACCTGCTATGTAAAACTCATTTGCTGTAATACAAATAATAGTAGCCATAGAATATTGACCCGTTAATTTAAGTTTTCCGCTTGGAGATCGCAAAGTAACTCCAGCGCCTGCTACAAAAGTAACTTGACCAGCTCCGTATTGGCTAACTAAAATTTGATTTCCTGCATTAAATATACTATTGTTTATAGTTACGTTGTTAGCAGTTGCAACGTTCATTTCAATCAATTTATTATTATCTCCAGAAACTAACGTGTAAGACGCTGTTTTGCGGTCTAATGTTAAGTTTTTAGTTGCATAACCTGAAAGGTCTTGGTCACCTGTATTTGTTCCGCTTGTATTACCTATTACAGTTAATTGAGCATCTGTTACATAACGTTTATTTGTACTATCTGCAATATCTGCTGTAGTTGCATCTGTTCCACTTGTAACTAATCCTTTTGAATCATATGTAATTTTTGTTTTTGTAGCTCCTGTAATTGCTACGTTTTTAACAACTAAATTGCTTAAATCTTGATCTCCTGTGTTACTACCTGATAAAGTTGTTATACCTAATTTAGATTTAATTGTAGTAGCTGTTTCATCACCTGTATTTGTTCCAGAAGTATTTCCTAAAATTATAAGTTGAGCATCTGTAACAAATCTTTTATTTAATGAATCAGTAATATTTGTTGTTGTAGTTGTATCACTATTAACCACATTTGAAAGACCTACATCCGATTTTGTAACGTTATGAGGGTTACCACTTGTTAAAAGTGAATGATCGTAAGCTATTTTACCTCTATCACCTCTATAAGCACTTGAAGAAGTTTCACCTAATGCAAGGCTTGGACTAATTTCAACGTATGAAGAACCACCCCAACGATAAGTTAAGTTAGTATCTATTGCTAAATAAATAGTTGCAGTTGTACCCGTAACAGGGAATGCAGCTAAATTTGCATATTCTAATACATCATCAACGTAGCTCGGTAGTTGTGAACTTGGCACTTTACCACTTCCATCCAACTCTGCAAGTCCATTGTTTGCACCTTTTAAATCAGTCGTTAAAAAAGTAGAATAAATATTAGTACCAGGTCTTTCAATTCTATAAGAAATTTTGTAAGGATATTGATTTACACAAGTCGCTACAATTATGTTGTTTTGTCCTGTCAAATAAGGTAAACTATCCGCTTGTCTTTCAAATTCACTCGAAAATGTAGGCTCTACACTATCATTATGTAACATTGTTGAAGTAGTACCTACGTAATTTTGACCGCCCCATAATGTGATGTTACCAGTTAAAGGTGCTAAAGCTCCACCTATTCCTGTAGTAGCATGAAAATGTTTGCCATCAAAATGAAAAGCATTTGAAGCAGTTTGAGGAGTTATTTTAGTTTCTTTACCTTCTAAGCTTGGAACTGTAGGGCTATCCGCCGTGCCACCTAAATCACCTGTTAATTTAACTATCCCTTTAACACTTGCAGTTGCATCTGGTACACTTACAGTGTGGCTATCTACATACGTTTTAACTGCCAATTGAGTTGGATAAAGAGTATCGGAAGTACCCAAATTAACATCTGTTGACTTGTTAGATACATCTTCTTTACCATTCAAAGCTGTTTGTGTAGCCGTTGAAATTGGCTTGTTTAAATCGGATGTATTATCGACTAAATCTAAGCCTATATCCGCCTTATTTACATAAATATTAACTGTATTACTCATGCTGACAAAGTTATTAAATTTATTTGTTCTTTATAATTTGAATTTACGAAAACATCAAACACCATATCAGGCAGTATTAAAGTACCACCTGCAGGCACATCCGCACTATATGTACTATCTGAATTAAATACGTGAGCATCCTCACAAGGTACACGTAAAATACCGCCGTAATCATACCCATTTAAAGGCAAATCACAAATACCATTTGAATCTCTAAGCTCCAAAGAGAAAGTTAGTACGTGTCCTGCAATCTCATCTTTTCCACGTTCAACAAAAGCTGAAATATTTGCATTCGATACGCGCCCTATTAATGTCCAACGTTTAGACTTCTTTAATACGTTGAATATATCTCTGCAAATTTGTAAAGTGTCCGATTTAGTTTCAACAAGGTTTGAATTATCCTTATAAACCTTATCAGCAATAACCATTACAAACTGAATGTTTGTATTTAGTTCATTAATGTTTCCACTATTGTAGTCAATAGCTAATAATGGATAAAGCAAAGACCTGTTTTGAAGTGCTAAATTAAGTTCACCAAAGTAAAACGAGTTTAATTGATAGTGAGCTTTCTGGATCTCTTCAAACTCCTTTTCTAATATGTTAATTGTAGTAATCATGCAAAAACAATATTTACATCAGGTTCTCCGTTGTCAGGTTTAATCTCTCCTAATGAGTCATCACAAGGATAAAGGTAACTATAATAACTACCATATTCTGGAAAAAGAGTATAATTCAATTTTAAGAACCTTACTAACCTTTCACGATAAAAGTTATAGTCTTTTTTCAAAGTATTAATACTTCTATTCATTTCGCTTTCAGATGCATTGTTCACACCTTCTGAACTTACCTTACTTAAACCGATTTGTCTTAGTTCCAAAGTAGTCATTTCAACTGCCCTTACTTCTACACTCGCAACTAAACAAGGTGAAATATATTTATTTAAAAGTATTTCTTCATTTGCGTTTAAAGTGTCATTATCAACCGCTTCTAATAAGTGATTAAATAATTGACTTCCAAGAATCGACTCTAAAACAGTATCTTGTACACGTGTAATTAAAGTAGAAATTAAACTATCATCTACATTTGAACTAATGTAACTTAGTTTCTTTAAATTAGTTGTTGATATTAAATGAGCCATATTATTGATTTATAATAACTTGAAACCATGTGTGTCTGCACGAAGGTGTGTGTACCTTTGTATTTGGGTTAGTGTACCAGCCACCTTTATACTCCCATACATTCCTATCAATACCAGCCGCTTTTAAACGAGCTGTAATCATATCAATTTCTTCACGTTTGAATACTTTTTTAGCTGCTAATAAAGCTTTGCAGAATGGTCTACTTTCACCTTTTAAGGGTGGCGCATCTGTTCTCTCTCTATATTGGTAAACAACTCGAAAGTTTACATTTCCAACATTGCTTTGACCTTTTGGTGTAAGTTCAAAACCTTTAATCATTCCTAATTTTTCAAGTTCGATTAATTGTTTAGATACATAGGTTGCGCCTTTGTCTATTGCTTTAACAATAGCTCCGTAACTTTCACCTTTATCAATTAATTCGATGATTTTATTTTGATCTTCTGTTAAAGTGTCAGCGAATTTGTATTTAGAAAGTAATTCCTTTTCGCTCATATCTAAGTTCTCAAAGCTTTTCATTTCTTGAGAATATACTTCTTTATATTCGGTAGTTCCGAGTTCATTAAACCAACTTAAAACCGTATTTTCGTCAACCTCTGCACTCATTTGAGTAGGTGCGCCTGTGCTTATTACGTCCCCATTTGGCACTGGTTGTAACCCTGCTAAAGCTCTTTGCTCGTTAATAGTCAAGTTTTGCAAAACAGCATTTGCTAATAATGGACTCATTTTGTTAAGTGAGTCAGCAACTATTGATTTACTATCAGGTTGTTGCGTTAATTTTAAAGGTTTTGGAATAAAAAAGATACCACCCACAAAATTATTAAGTGTATAATGTGCATATTCTAAAGCGTCTGTTATAGTTTTTTGACGATCTTGTGCGTAGTTATTCATAAAGATTGAATAAGCTGTTTCAAGCTCAGCAGTTCCCCCTAATTGGCCAGCTGTTTTTACTGAAAATAAAGCAGGATTAATAACAGAGTGACCAACCATTATTTCGTCAACTATACTTTCTTGAGTTAATAGGTATCGTTGATCTAAGTTATTGCCGTTTATTTGAACAACCGAAGGAGCTGTTTCTTGTGACTTACTAAAAGTTACTACAATTCCCCCTTGTTTGTCTCTGTCAGAGCTTTCACCTTTTAATTTAGCTACAATCTTTTTCTTTTCGTCTTGGTTGTTAGGTTCACCTGTTGGTACATTAATAATTGTACCACCTTTAAAGCCGTTTACAACCTCTGAATATCTGAAATAGTTCATTTCAACAGATGCTAAAATAGAACTAATACATCCACTATATGATGGAATTGGATAAACCGACTTAGTTAATTGTTTAGTACGATCGTCAACTAAATGTTGTTTTGATTTAGCACTAACATACAATAAAACTTCGTTGTCTTGTAAGCTTAAAGCTTCAATAGATTTGATTAATTTATATCCTGTTTTTTCTTCGCTTTGATTTTTCTCTTTCCAATTTTCGGAATATTCATAGTATTCTTCATTTGATGATTTTCTAATCAACTCAACAGGAATGTGGTGAGCATCCCAAAATTTTGATATAGGATTTTTCTTGAATAATACCGCAAAAGAATTTAAAATTTCTTGATCGTTAGCTAACATTACAGCTATTTCATCCAAGCTATAAGGTGCGTTTCCGTTCTTCTTAATAAGCTCCCATTTAGCTTTGTCGTTAGTGTCTGAGTCTAATCCACTTGAAGAAATATATTTCACCTTAGAGTTAACTATTCCTTGGTGTATAGAACTGTTATAGTATAGAGATACCAAAAATTGAGGGTATAAATTGTCATTTCCCCAACTGATAAAACTGTCACCTCTTTTTTGATTTTCTACAGGTAGCGGAACGCTTGCCTCTCTAAATATATAATCTTCAATCATAGACATTTATTATAGTAGTTGTATTCGTATATGTAGTGGTTGGTATTTCATCTTCAAAAACTCGTGCTTTTCCCTTTTCGCATTCTATTCCAGTCGTGTAATCTTCACTTTCTGTTTCCATTTGGTACACATAATAGGTGTAATCGCCTAAAGGTAACGTTATATCAGTACCTTCATAAAGGTTAAATAGATTGTATCTTTTTGGACTTGTGCTTAAGTCAGTTAAAAAACAAAAATATTCTTTTTTTGATTGTTCATTTACAAATCTAAACAACCAATTAATAGCTAATTCTTGATCAGATTTCTCCGTCAGTGTTAGAGCTATTTGATTTAGACTTGCTTTTTCTATTAGACTTAACATTCTTTTGTTTTGAAGTTCTAAATTTAACTATTTTTT